TATATGTATAATCACTTTTAACTTCAATTATTAAATTATCTTTTGGTATATATAAATCAGGAAAATATACACGATTTTTTTTATTAAATTCATAAAAAATTTTTGGCATATCAATTCGTCTATTAATAATTTCATTATCATTATATTTTTTAATTAATATGTCTAACGCAAAATTTTCATAACCCTGTATATTAATTGTTTCCCCAGAAGAAAATGTATATATTTTATTTGAATTAGAAAATTGTTTTTCAGAAATACACGGATTTTGAGAAGCGTATCTGAATCCGTATTTTTTTAACATTGTTTCTTCTGCCTTATTTCTAATTTCTTTATTATTAGAAACATTTTCAACGCCATATTTTTTTAAATTCGTTTCTTTTATTTTTTCTTTAACAACTTCACTTTGAAATGAATATTCACATCCATATTTTTTTAGATAAGTTTGTTTTACTTTATCTTTAATTTCTTGATTTTGCAAAGCACATTCAAATCCATATTTATTTAAATTGGTTTCTTTTAATTTATTTTTAAACTCTTCTTTTTTCATTGGATTATCCACATCATATTTTTTTAGATTAGTTTGTTTTGATTTATCTTTAACTTCTTGATTTTTCAAAGCAATTTCAAACCCATATTTATTTAAATTGGTTTGTTTAATTTTGTTTTTAATTTCTTCATTTTGAAAAGGATTTTCAACTCCATATTTTTTTAAATTGGTTTTTTTCATTTTATTTTTAATTTCTTCATTTTGTAAAACATTTTCAACTCCATATTTTGTTATATTTGTTTCAGTGCTTTTAATCTTTCCGTTAATTACTGAACAATCGTAACAAAAATTTTTACTTCTTAATAACATTCTAAAATTTTTTGAAAAACGATTATGGCAATTGATAGTTTTACATTTACCATTAATAATAGTTTCTCTATTTGTATGTTCATAAATATTTTCTAAAACTAATTCATTTTCTTTACAAAAATTGTCTAATAATTCTTTATTATACTTCATAATTAAATACTATATAGTATTTAATAATATAGCATTTAAGTTGTTTTCATTTATTATTTTATTTTTTCTTTTTTCATAAGCCTTTTTTCTATATTCTTTTATTTTTTCAGGTGTATTTTGATTGATTTCTTTTAGTCTATTATTTGCTCTTTCAATATTTATTTTTTTCTTTTCTTTAAAAATTTCTAATAACTTTTCTTGTTCTTTTATCGTATCATTTAATTTATATATTTGATTTTGGAGTTCTTCATTCTTTTTCAATATTAAATTATAATTTTCAACATTATACTCATTTTCCTTTATTATTTCTTTAATTATTTGTTCAACTTTTTCAATAGTAAAATTATCATTGTCTAATGCGATTAGTTCTCTATGTGATATATCATTAATAACAATGTTTCTTACACGATTTTTTAAAATAGGGTGTTTTTTAATGCAATTTTCAATTTCAATCTTATTTTTAACTTTGAACGCATTGTATAATCTAAAGTTATCATATGTTTTTTTGTGAGTTTTAACTCTTTCAATCAAATTATTACTTTGTCCAAATTTAATGACAGTTTCTTGATACATTTTACTTCCAGGTATTCCAAGAGTTTTATTATCAACTAATCCAATATAAATACATTGAGTATTGATTGGAAATTGGTCTAATAACGTTTTTTCTTTTAATATTTCTTTTTCTTTTTCTAAAATGATTTTTTGCATTTCAATTTCTTTAATATGTTCTTCAATTTTAATATTTGAATATGACAATTGTTCTTTAAGTAATAAATTATCTTCGCTGAGAATATCTTGAATTATTTCTTCCATATTTAAATAATATTCGTGTATTTCGTCTGCTTTTGTTGTTCTGGCTTTTAAACAAAGTGATTTAAATGTTTTTATATTTAACATAATAATTTGTTTATTATGTCCACCGCTTCCTTTTTTTTGCTCACTGTCCAAACTTAGCAATACTTTATAATCATTGTCAATCACAAAATGTTTTTCTAATAATTCCTTTGCTCTCTGTTTTTGACAAAATTTTAACCATTTCCATACATCATCTAGATTAATAACAAAATCATTAGTTGGATGATAATTAAGATAACAATAAAAACTTGATAAAAATAATTGTTGTTCAAAGTCATTAAATTTGTTTTTAATTTTTATTAAAAGTTTGTTGTCGTGATTACTGGTTAATCTTGTAATAGGATTATTTTCAATGAGTTCAACGATATTAAGCTGTTCCATTATAATATAAATAATAAGGTTGTATTTAAGTTATTATTTATATATCTTTTTAAAACAAAAACAAACATCCCATTTGCTTTTAAAAAACGATAGCGATATTTAATGGAAGTGAACAATGATTTCAACCTTCTCTTTTTTAACGCTCTTTGTTGCTGACACAGATAATTCCTCTCGCTTCTTTCTCGTCTTCGTATTATCAACAATTGCGTCCTTACGTTTGGATGTGCTGTTACGATTATTCATATCCTTTTCAATGTCATTATAATTTTGTTCAATGTATTCAATTGCTTTATTTTCAAGTGCCCATTTGAAGAAATTAAGTTGTCCAATAGTTGTTTCAATAAATTTTCCGCCCGTATAGGGTATGCTAATTCTTTCCCATCGACAGAACGGGTCAAATCTTCGTTTGCTGTAAGCTTTTAGTTTGAGTTTGTAATCATCATAGACCTTAAATCGTCTGGTGATATTATCTTGAGTTCCTTCAATAACATAAAGTGTATAATATTTTTTAGCATAATTTGTTGAAAACCAATCAACAATGCGAAGAGATATTTTAGATTCTCCGGTAATAATCTTTAGCATTTTATCTAAATTATTATTTGGATTAAAATTGCCGTCCACGTCATCAGTTTTATAAAAAGTCATCAAATTTTTAAGCAATAAATTGTTTTGCGTTGTATAATTAGAATTATTCATTAGTTAGTTAAGTTTTTGAATTTTTATTTAAGTAGTTTTCTTTTTAAATTAAATTATTTTTAATTTTCTACGAATTTAATATCTAAATGAATATTATTATGACTTCATCTTTTATGAATCAATATTTTGGTCCTCTCTCAAGAGAATACTGTGTTTATTTCTATGCGTTGTCTATTTTATTTGGAGTTATGTTTATGATAAGTGCTGTATCAATTGGTTTTTTTATGGTTACTAACATTAAGAAAATTAATTTAATGTTTATTGTCAACTCTGCACTTATATTATTAAATTCATTATTAGCATATTTTGTTAACAGATTGCTTCATACTATGTGCGTGAAATCTATCTAAAAATACTTATTTGTTTATTTGTTAGTTCATTTATTTATTTATTCCTCTTTAGATTTTTCTTTTATTGATGATAATAGTAATCAAGCGTTTGTTAAATCTGAGTTTGATTATAAAAACTTGACAATTATCCAATCCGAATTTCCACAAAGAGGAGAACTCTTACCATATTATTATTATTTAAAATATAAATGGTTTCCTAATGCTGTAATTATACATGATAGTTTGTTTATTCATAAAAAAATACATTTTGACACATTTTTAATGCCAGTAATACCTTTATGGCATCATAACTATGACAAAGAAAATATACATAATATTTTACGTATAACTTCTGGTTTAAAAAATAATAGTGTATTAATTAAAAAAATACATAAAAAAGAAGAAGTAGTTATTAACTTAGGATTTTCGGATGATAAGTTTAATTTATGTTTTGGTGGTCAGTGTTTTATAAAATTGGGATTTTTAGAAAGAATAGAACATAAATATGGAATAAGTTATTTAGTTAATTTTATACATAATAGAACTGATAGATGCGCATTAGAAAGAATTTTGGGTTTATTGTTTTGTCAAGAATATCCAAGATTACTAAAAATAAATTCGTTATTTGGTGATATAATGAAATCTCCTAGAGCATTTAATTATAATTATAGTGATTATGATAATGACATAAAACAAAAAAAAATTATAAATCCATTTATCAAAGTGTGGACTGGACGTTAATGTATCGACTTGTTAAAATGGCGGATTATCTGTAAATGCCAATGGAGTTGCACTTATATCAATATCATTAATTACTGGTTTTAATTGATCTATCACAAACCAACCAAGTATAGAACTTATATAAACTAACAAAGAATCTCTAATTAAAATTTTAAGAGGCTTAGGTTCTTTATCAACATATTGCATTTCTAAGAATTTCGCAATAAAAAAAATAACAGATATTATTCCTGCTGCTAAAAATATATTGTCCATATTACTATATATTTTTAGATTTCTTATTAAATAACGCATTTATCTCTAAATATAAATTTATAAACGTACAAACTTACCTTACGTTTATTATTGCCTTATAGTCATCACTATTTATAATTTTATCTGCAAGTTGTTTAATGTCATTATAGTCATTAATTTTTATATTTCTAACACTATTAAATAATAAATCACCAAAACTTATTGTCGTATTTGCAAAATTTGATTTTAATACATACCATTTTTGTTCTAATATAGGAGAACTTACCCATTGTATATAATTACATATCCATACATAGTCACCAGTTTCATCCAATTGATTAGATGTTAAAAAATCTTCAAAT